GGAAAAGAAACCTAAATATTTTGTTCTTGAAAATGTTGAAGGATTACTTAATCATAATGAGGGTAAGACATTTCAAGACGTAATGAAGTTATTAACTTATGCTGGATATAATGTGAGAGTAGTTTTATTAAATTCATTATATTATGGTTCAGCACAGAGTAGAGAAAGATTGTTTTTTTTAGGAAGTAAGAAAGATTTTGAAATTAAAGTACCTGATATTTTAGATGATAAAAAGAGATTTAGAGATATTAGGGAGAATGATGGAAAATATAGATTAATTAATAAAACGGAACAGAATATTAAAAAGATTAATCAGAAGCATGTTAGGAATTTTGAGTTGATTGGTGGTTATGATCGTGTAGGAACATTGACTACTCAATATGGTTGTGGCGAGAAATTAGTTTATGAGGAAAAGAAAGATGACTTTAGATATTTAACAGTTTTAGAGTGTGAAAGATTACAGGGTTTTTCTGAAGGTTGGACAAAAGGTGTGGGTGATAATTCAAGGTATTGGGCCTTAGGTAATGCGGTTAATTGTGATGTTAGTGATTATCTATTTAATAATTATTTAAAAGGATTATGGTATTAAAGAAATCAACTAAATTGAATAAAAAACCTGAAAATACAAGCGATAGCAAGCCTAAAAGAGATAAGAAGGGTAGGTTGCTTCCGGGTAATAGCGGTAATCTAAAAGGGAAGCCAAAAGGTTCTATTTCTTTAATTGCTATTTTAAAAAAGAGATTGAATGTGTGTCCAAAAGGACAAAATAAGAAAACTTATGCTGCTATGATAATTGATAAGATGATACTTGAAGCAATGAGGAGTGGTGATGTTAATATGTTAAGATTGATATTTTCTTATGTTGAAGGGATGCCAAAACAATCATTGGATATAAATGATCCAGCAAAAGTAGAACTGATAAAGAGTTTAGAAAATATTGTAAAATCATTTAGAAAATGACAGATGCTAAAAAACTATTTAAGAATTTATATAAAGATGAGGGCAGAAAGCCGCTTATATTAACAAAAGGACAGTCAGAGATATTTGGGTTAGTTCTTTCTAAAAAGAAACCAAGAGTTCATTGTTTAACCTATACTCAATATGGCAAATCTCTTATTATTGGATTGGGTGTTCTCACGGCAGTTTCAACATTCCCAGAGAAATGGGCAATTGTAGCTCCATCAAATAAGAAAGCTAAGATTATAATGGGATATATCATTGATCATGTTTTTGACAATGAATATACGGCTAGTAAGTTTGAAATAGGAAGTGGCGAATCAAGAGAACGAATTAGGAGGGAACGGAGTAAGGATAGATTAAACTTCAGGCATTCAGATGGGACATTGGGTGAGGTGTTTATTATCTCATCAGAAGGTAAAAGGACAAAAGATGTGTTGGATGCTTTAATGGGGTTCGGCTCTCAGAACATAATTATTGATGAAAGCTCTTTGATAGATGATGTTCAATATGCTGGCATACTAAGAATGCTTGGAGGATATAAAGAGAACTTTTTGATGGAAGTAGGAAATGCAATGAGAAGGAATCACTTTTATCGCTCTTCAAGGGATGAGCATTATTATCGGATTAAGATTGATTATAGACAAGGCATTAAAGAAAATAGGATAACACAAGAGTTTGTAGACGAAATGAAGCGAAATACCAATCCACAGGTATTTGGAATGCTTTATGAGTGTAATTTTCCCGACCCGACAGCAATAGATGATAGGGGATATTCTTCACTTATTACCGAGAACGATTTAGATAATGCTTATTCAGATGATATTCAGCTTGCGGGCAATACCCAGTTACTTGTAGATGTAGCTGGAGGGGGTAATAATTACTCAACAATTATAAGAAAAGCAAAAAACGGAGCAGAGATTTTGTATCATAAGCGATTATCTGATACAATGACTTTAGTAGGATTGGTGACTAGATATGCCACTGATCCTAATTATGTAACAGATGGAATACATATTGATGAGATAGGTGTCGGCAAGGGACCAACAGATAGGTTGAAAGAAATTGATGAAATAAAGGATATTGTCGTTGGTGTAAACAATGGTGCGAAATCAGAAGAAGAGGATTTTATCAACATCAGGGCGCAAAGTTATTGGGGAGCAGGTGATGCGATAAGATCGGGATTTAAACTAAAAAGACACCGACTATGGGAAGAACTTTTGGTTATTAAATGGAAAGTACAATCAGATAAAAAAATAAAGATAATGTCTAAAGAGGAAATGTTGAAAGATGGCATACAAAGCCCAGATGTTGCAGATGCTTTGGCATTAGGTTGGGCAAAGCCAATACCAAAGAAAACGGGTGTTCATATATATAAACCACAACGATCTAACCCCAAAGCTACCCCTAGTTTAATAAAAGATTTACAACAATCAGGAGTTAAAATAATTAAACCAAATAGAATCAATAGGCGTTTTGGTAGATAAAAATTATGATAGGAGAAGTAACAAAAAATTCAAATATATCTAGTTATCAACCCAGTCGTGAGGTTATCGATTTAACCAAAGTAGTTAAAGCAGATTACTACGAGGGCCACAGAATACTCCATGAGCCGTGGGTTGAATTAAACGATCGTTCTGTCATTACAGATGAGAATAGAGGACAGTCAATGTTCAATGCTTTTGTGGATACTTCTTATGAGGATACGAACGAGGATTGGAAGTGGCGAGGTACTAGATCAAAGGCAAGGAATAAGGCAATAGCTATGCATGCTCAATTGACGAGCAATTTCCTTCTACCTTTGTTTATGGCTCAAAATGATGAGGACGAAGTTGACAAAGGTTTTAGCGAGGTTATGAGGGATGTAATAGAGTGGATGGCTCAACCTACCAACTCAAATTATCAGGCCTCATTTTTGCAAGCAGTGTTCGGTATGATGACCAGTCCTGTAATATATTTGGGGGCAGAGTATTGCGAGGTGATGCAGAAGATTAAGACTAAACTTGATAGTGGCGAGATTGAAGTCCAAGAGGTAGCAGACGAAGTATTATCGGGGTTTAGGGCAGATATTTGGGCGTGTAATGAAGTTCTGATAACCAACGCATACGAAAGAAATATACAAAAACAGAAGTCAGTTATTAAAAGACGATATATTGAGAAAGAGGAATTAGAAGCAAAGTATGGTGAACACGAGAATTGGCCTTATGTTCAGACAGGAATTAAATCTATTTATTCTGAGGCAAATGACTTATTTTATGATATATACGATGACGACCACAGAGATTTAGTGGCCGAGGAAATACATCAAAATAGACGGGAGGATTCAGAAGTGGCATTTATTAACGGTATCTATATGGGAGATTCCAATGTTGAGAATAATCCTATTAAGCACAGAGATAACAGAAATGCGCCGAAGTATAATATAGTGCCATTTGGTTATCATCGTATTGGCCCGCACTTCTTCTACTACAAGTCAATGATGAATGCTATGGGCTGGGATAATGATCTCTATGACGCAATGACTGAGATAGTAATGAACAGAGCTTTATTGGAAGTAGAAATGCCAATAGCAATATCTGGAACAGATAAGGTTGATAGCGAGGTAATATTCCCAAACGCAGTTGTCGCCCTAGAAAACAAAGACGCAAAGGTTTCACCTCTGCTTCCACCATCTAATACTAATCTTGGTCTTAAAGCTATTGAAGAAACTGAAGAGTCAATGGATGAGGGAAGCATTAGTCCAACAATGGAGGGCCAACTGCCGGATGCTGCTCAAAAGGCATATAGCGTAGCTCAAGCTCAAGCAAACGCTAAGAAAATGATAGGAGCGGTGGCCAAATCCCTTGCTCAATCAGTTATTCAATTCGGTGATTTAATGAAAGATATCGCTATTAACAATATAACAGCGCCACAAATTGATGAGTTGGTTGGTAGCGGTATGAAGCTTAAATATCGCAAGTTCTATTTAGAAAATAAAGAGACTGGCGGCAAGCAAAGGGATATGAATATTATTTTTGACGAAAGTTTAATCGGTAAACAAATGAGTGAGCCAGAAGTAAAGATGGCCAATCTTAAACTATTAGAAGAGTCTGGTTATCCGGATAAAAAGATTTCAATAAGAAAAGTTAATCCTGAATTATTTGCTAAGTTTAAGTATCTAACAAAGGTCGATATTGAGGAAATGCACTCAAAGAGTCCTGAATACTGGCAACCAATTCTATTACATTTACGCAGAGAGTTGGCCAATGACCCATATATTGATATGGAGTCCATTGATCGCAGGGTGGCGCATGCTTTTTTCCAAAGTGATGGTGAAAGTATAATAAAGTCACCAGAAAAGATGCAACCCCAACAGCCTGAAATGACAGCGAAAGAATTACCTGCTCCTGCAAATGTCAGTCCCAATAAAAGACTCGCTGTGCAACCATAAATAAATTAAAACTATGATAAAAGCAAAAAAGAAAAAGAAAATTGTAAAAAAAGAAGGTAAAAAGTTAGAAGGATATGTGTGTGTCAATGAGGCTAAGCTGAAGCGTGTTATTAACGGCAGTATGGCTTCTGGCGGAACGTTGGAAGGTGGTCTCGGTGAAGATGCTTCAGAGAAAGATATATTAGTCGCTTATGATAAATTAGGCGGTCTTATTACCAAAAATAGCATAAAGGTCAAGACGGGTTCTTTTTATGACTTTGAGAACAAGCAGTCTCGAAAGAAACCTGAAGTTATGTTGCTCTTTACTGATGTTCAAGGAACAGTTGTAGAAGTTCCAGAGGGTAAAGCACTACCACCTACGGTAGCTGCCGCTCAATATATTGAAAAAGAGAAAGCTAAAAGTAAAAAGAAAAAATAATGAGAAAATGGCTGATACGAAAACTTGGTGGGCATATAAGTCTTTTAGAAGCAATAGAGGATATTGAAGATAGACGGGAAAAACATAGGATACTGACTATGGCATTAAAGAAAACTTTTAATACCATATCGGCCGATGATATACTGAAAGAGAATAACGGAAAATGGTTTTTCAAAGGACGAGCCTTGTCAGATGCTCAAAGGAAGTTATTAGTAGCAGAAGCCCAGCAGTTTATTAACACTAAACTCTGGCAGGTCGTTAAAGAAGATACTGTATATCGGGTTTATAAAAAGATGTATCTATTGGCAGAAAATGATTTGCATGTAATCACGGCTAAGTTCTGGAAGTATGCCTTTGATACAATTGAAACAAGATTAAAAAGTATAGCTAAAGATTCAGGAATATTTAACAAAAATGACACTACCGCAGTCAAAAAAGCGGATGTGATAAACTAAATGGTGACTATCACCTAAACTAGATGTCATTATGAAAAAGACTAAAGAAGAAGAAAAGGTAGAGACCGAAACTACCGATCCTAAGGAGGAAGAAACAAAGACGGATACCGAAGCCGAAGGTTCTGAAGAGGAGACAAAAGAGGAATCTGATGTCGAATCAGAGGAAAATAAGGATTCGAACGTTGACATAGACTATAAGGCAGAAGCCGAAAAGGAACGTGAAGCAAGAGAGAAAGCTGAAAAAGCGGCCGCTGATTCTGCGTTTAAGCTACGAGAGGAAAGGCGTAAACGTGAAGAAGCGGAAGTTGATGATTTTGATGATGATTTAGATGAAGATGAGAAACCTCTCACCAGAAAAGAACTAGATGCGATTTTAGACAAAGATCGCAAGGAGCAAACTTTGAGCAAAGCCAAAGAAATTGCTTCTAATATCTCTGGTTCTGCTGATGAGGCTGAACTCGTTATGGAAGTGTACCGATCTAGGACATTTCCTGCTCATCTAACATTAGATCAAAAACTCAAAGAAGCTTACTTAATTGCTAACGCTCCTAAAATTATTGGGCAAAACACTGAACTTAAACGCGCTTTAAGAGGTAGAGATATATCATCTAAGGACACTGCTGGTACTCACCATGATAAGCCCAAAGGTTCTGAACCAAAAGTTAGTAATGCAGATAAGACTGTATTACAACAAGTCGGTTTTAAATGGAACGGAACTAGTAGGCGATGGGAAAAGAAACTCAATAATGGGCAAACACTTATTCGGGAAAAAGTCAAGGATAAGTGGGTTACTCGGCCTCTGTCGACTTAACGAAGTTGCTCCATAAAGGGGTAATACACCTCTGTCCATAGGGGGAAGTTAATTAAAGGGTCTTAATGGACTACGCTTTTTTGCGTATGTAAGACTTATAAAGGAGATAAAACTATGCGTGCAGATTTACAAGTGATTGGCCTTAGCCAATCGTTACCACGCAGAGTAGCGGCCTCTGCAACCAGATTTAGTTCTGGTGAACCCATGATTCAAGGTTCAGTTACTTGGTCATCGGGAGCCGCTTCAGCTAACGTCTTTACTGTTGCCGCTATTGATATATTAGTTGTTGGTACTGATGTTTTCGGTGGTATTGCTACCGAAGAGGCAGAACCAAAGAACTCAACTGATACATTGGTGGCTCAAACAGTTACTTGTTCTAACCCAATCCCATGGTTAGGTCGTATTAGGGGCAAGGGTGAGACAGCTACATCAATTGATACAGACGCAGAAATTTTAGCGTTAATTCAAGACATGATGTTGATTGATTACAATGCAACAGGCGCTAGCGATGGTGGCCCTCTCTTTACTATTAAAGTTGCTCCAAGCGCTGACACTTCTGGCTTTCAACTACAAGGCGGGAACCCTTCAGTTGGAACCTTGGATGTAACAGTAGATGGAGATTGCTACCGATTTGACAGAACTTAATCGTTCTAATTACTAACTAATTAAAGGAAAAAAATCATGCAACCTTCAGGCGGACACACAGGAGAGTTGTCTCCAGATGCGGTTTTGACTGGTATTGATGCAGTATTGTGGGAAGAGTACACCAGAGAACAGCAACCACAATATCTGCGTGCTACCGATGATTTCTTCTTTAAGCAAGGTGAAACAGAAGGTATCGGCTTTATTTGGGATGAAGATTCCAATGTTGGTGCCTTTGAAGCAACTAGCGAACAAGAAGAATTAGTCAATACTGATACATGGATCGGCAACCAAACAACCAAACAAAGTCAGAAATGGATTAAACAGGTTCCAATTTCTGATGAAGCCTTTAAGGCGGATATGGTTGGCAAGCGTGCGAAAATCGGTGAACAAGTCGGTGATCGCGCAAGACTTACTCAGGATAAAGAAGCAATACAGCGAACATACGCTGATGCTTTCTCTGGTTCTATACACACCACTCCTGATGGGCAAGCATTGGCTTCAAATAGTCATGTTGCTCTTAAGGGTCAAACAGTGGACAACTTGGAAACAGGTAGTCTAACAGCAGATAATCTGTGGACTAATGTAACTTCATTAGCTAACCAATATGCTCAAGATGGCGAAGCAGGCTCTCATGTATTTGAGGGATTGTTAGTTCCATTTACTCTTTACAAAACTGCTAAAGAAACAATGAACTCGCAACTAGCTCCATTCGGCGCAGAAAACCAAATCAATATCTTTGATACTGATTATGGCACTGTGCGAATCTATGCTTCAATCTTTTTGGGGTCAACGTTTAGCAATGAAACCAATGCAGCCACTTCCTATCATTTAATTTCTCGGTCACATCAAATCTGCCGAAAAGTCTTCTATGGCTTAACAACAGCTTTGATTCCACCTGAGAATACAGCGAATGATAGTTATTTACTCAGGTCTAAATTCCATGAAACTACTTTTCCTGGAACTTGGACGGGTTATCTAGGGTCAAATGGAACCACTTAATCTTAATCAACTAATTAAAATCATGATGAAACAATTAAACGGAATTACAATCATTGTGGTGGTTGCTTTATTGGTGGTTCTAGTGGCAGTAGGTTTTGTTAATGCGATTGACAGAAGTTCTACATATATCATTGAAAACATTGAGGAAGCTAATTTTATTCTCGATAGCGCTTCACTAGATGATTTCGAGGGTATTAATTTTGGCGCTTCTGGCACTAGATTTCCTAACGGAATTAGTGCAGATAGTACTTCTCCAAGTTCTGGTGAGGTAAGAGGTACAACTCTTACTTCAACCGGTGCAGCCACACTAGCTAGTGGAAGTGTTACGGGGGCTTGGACTGTATCTGGGTTTTTATATGGGGATACATATAGTACTTCAACCAATTCAGCTCTTACTCTTACTGCTGATCAAAGTGGTAGTGTTAATTTCTTTGACACAACAGGAGCAACAACTACGCTTCCAGCAGTTACGAATACAGGAGCGCGTTTCATCTTCTCTATCCAAACCGCTTTTGACACATCGTCAATGGTAATAGCAAGTGCAGAGGGCGATAACATCAATGGCTCATTATTTGTCAACGATGCTATCGTTGCTTGTTCTGGTGAAGATTATATTAACTTCATCGAAGACGGAGAAGCAATTGGAGATTTTGTAGAACTTATTTCTGACGGAACCAATTGGAATATTCTTAATAGTAGGGGTGAAGCTGCAGCAAAACTTACTTGTACAGACCCAAGCTAAGTTACTACCCAACTCTGCTCCTTTATAGGAGTGGAGATTGGGTCGTACGCAAGTAAGCAGATTCAAGTTAATTACAAGTAAAATATGACAATAACCCAAATTAAGGAAAACTTGTCAGCTCAATTACATGGTGGGACTTTAAATAAAGTCCGTAATATAGAGGCTCTTTTTGAGCGTGTTTCAAATAAAGTATTGGCTCATATTGACCCGTTAGAAACAATGCGAATAGCGCCTTTAACCAATGTAATACATGATGATGTGTATAATTACTCATTACCTTCTGATTTTAAGGCACTGATAGATTTAATGCCTCAAGCTCGTAGAGAAAGTCACGATTCAGCTAATAGAGGATATGTAGAATCTTTTGACTTACAAAAAGAACTGACAAATAAGAAAATAAGCATAGAAGGTAGCGAGGGTAGCAAGATAATTAGAATTAACTGGAGGTCAAGACAGGGTGTAACATTACACTCCGTCAACAATATAGATAATAACGGAACTTGGGATGCTGTTGGAACAGCAACTAACATAGTCCAAGATGAGATTTATTATCAATCAGGCAATGGATCGGTAAGGTTTGATATTGCGACAAGTGGTGATGGGATTAACAATGATGATATGTCGGCAGTTGATATGACTGATGAGGATGAGATAGGTGAGATTTTCTTTTGGATGTATTTTCCAGCAGTAACCAGTCTAACCTCAATTACTGCTATCTGGGGCAATGACTTAACCACAAACTATTGGACTGGTGTGGCTCAAACGACTCAAGCTGATGGCACTGCCTTTAAGGTAGGTTGGAATCTAATCAAAGTACCATGGAGTACAGCCACAGAAACAGGTACAGTAGCTCCGGCCACGATTGATAGTTTTAGAGTAATTTGCGCAACAACGGGAGCAATAGCGGATGTTAGATTGGATAATATAGTCTTTTCGGTTGGTCGGGCTTTTGACTTAAAGTATTATTCAAAGTTTTTGATTCAAAATACATCAGGAACTTATATCACCAGAACCACCTCAGATGATGACGTTGTTGTTTTGGATAATGATGGGATAAATATATTCTTGCTTGAGAGTTTGATAGCGGCCGCACAACAAGTCGAGGGTGCGGATTCAACCTTTGATATTGGTTATGCGATTAAAGAGTTACATGGCGACCCTAGCGCTTCAGATAATTCAGCCAAATTAGGGTTATATGGGAAATATAGGGGCGAACATCCAAATCAAGCTAAAAAAGCCATAGCGTATTATGGTTCAGCGCCGGGTAGAAGGCGATGGCCGGCAAGAAGTTATTATAGGAGACATTAAATGAGTAAAAACTTTATTTTAGCCGAGGAAAGTTTAGGTTATGTTACAAGCCATGAACCCAGTAACACAGATTTTAGATTGTTAGTAGGTGGTTCAAAGAATGTATTGATAGATTTTCAAAAGAAGGTAAAAACCCGAAGCGGTTATACAAGACTAGGAGCGGGAAATACTGCTTTAACAGAAAATAGGAATGCTTGGACATGGAAAACAAGCACAGGCACAAAGCTGCCACAAAGATTTTATGATGATGAATTAGAAGTTTATTTAAGAACAATTGATGGAGTAGAATTAGATGCTTGGTATAGGGTGCGAAATGGTTGGAGTACCACTGAAAGATTGAGAGCAGCAACAATTTATGACACTACTGAAGACCTTGATTTTCAAATAATGGCAAATGGCGATGATAAACTATATCGCTGGAATGGAGCAGTGGCAACAATTACTAGCGCTACTTCAAATACTATTACAAAGAATGGAACAGACACCTGGGCGCAATCAAGATTTTATGTAAATGGAAACAAAATAGTTATCATTAATGGCACAGAATATACTTACACTGGTGGTGAAACTACTACTATTTTGACAGGCGTTACTCCCGACCCAAGCGGTGAAGCGGCTGATTCAGTCGCTATCCAAAAAGTAGTAACAAATGACAATGCACCAGAAGACGGAAGAAATAATCATATTGTTTATGATTTTGAGAATCAATTAGTGGTAGGGTCAGAAGATTCAGAAGAGGTATTTGTATCTAAAAATAGCGATTATACTGATTTTACCTTTAGCAGTCCACGTGTAACAGGAGAAGGCGCATTACTGACCCTGGATGACCCTACAAGCGCTATAACGGCGCTAGGAAGCTTGTTGGTGGTATTTTCGGGTCAATCAACGGCATTTAAGAATGAATTTAACCAATTAGATATAGGCGGAACACTTTCTGAGACATTAAGAGTTAAAAGATTAGACATAGGTGCAAATCAAGGAGCATTAAGCCAAGAGTGCGTAATCCCGATAGGCAATTCAATTGCTTACCTATCGTATGAGGTAGCTCTAAGGATTATAGAAAATCCTGAAGACTTAGAGGGATTAGATCCAAGAACATTTTCAAATCCTATAAAACCTGATTTTGACGCAGAAAATTGGTTTGATAGCAATGAAAAACCAGATGCGTTTATGAAGTGGTATAAGAATACGATTTATATATCAGCACCTCAAAGTTCACGACTTTATATGCTTAACTTCATTGAAGACGCAGACGGGAAATTATTTAGATATTGGAATCCTCCGATGACTCTACCCGCAGGGCCATTATCAATTATTGATTCTGGAAGCGGAATAGATAAATCAAATGGTGAGAAGATTCATTTGCATAGTAACGCTGTTCCTGAAACATATTTATTATTTGATGGAGGAAGTGACGGGCATTATACAGACATCCCAATTGCTGACAAACTTCCAATCAATGCTAAGGCAGTCTTTGCTTATAATAATTATGACAAAAGAGCAAGATTAAAGAATTTTGATGAATATTATGTAGAGGGGGAAATCACCCCGAACACAACTGAACTTTTATTAACATTAAGTTATGATTTTGATGGTATTACCCAAAAAGTTGAAAAAGAGATTGACGGGTCTAATGAAAATATTTTAGAAGGTAGTGTTCCATTTAACTCATTGGCCCAACAATCATTGGCAGTAAATCCTTTAGGCGGGCTTCTTAATCCACCAAGTGATGCTAGAAAGTTTAGGACAATTATTGAATTAGCAAAGGAAGACTTTTTTGAGCTTCAAGCCACCTTTGAAACAAATGATGTAGATAAATATTGGGCTATCATTAGTCATGGAGCAAATGTATCCATTTCAAAACGAAAACCCACAAACATAAAAACATGATAAAAAAAACACTAATTATTATACTAGCAATTTCATTTGGTGTCGGAATAACGGCGCAAGCAAAACAGTTGTGGGAATACGGAGTATTCTCAGAGAGGGCAGTGGTTGCAGAAAGTATAGGAATTGAGGACTATGAAGGAACATATGATCAAAATCTGACTTTATTGGAATGGTATGAAACTCAATTAGATTCAGAATTGATATTTGGTGCTACACTCCCTATTGCAGGATCAACTTATACTCTAGCCGGGTCAGGCATAACCTCGTCCGGCGCTTCAATTACCCTACAATCATTCACTATTCCTCAAAACGGTTATAAGATACAAGATTCTGATTTATCAGATACTTTTTATATAACCTTAGAGCCCGGAAGCACAAAAAGACAAGAAATTGTAAGTTGTACTACTGTTGTTCAAAATGCCAACGATACTGCTACTTTATCGGGCTGTACCAGAGGGCTTTCGCCTATTACT